ATCCAAGTGTAACCCAGATTAAATCCATGCAGGCATCAAGTTGTTCAACATCATCTTTTGCATTTCTTGCTGCAATAAACTCAGAAAACTCTTCTACCATCAAATTATGATAGAGACTGGAATTTTCAATACTGGGTTTTTGATCGCATGCATTTTGAAATAGCAATACATCGAGAGACATTGTCATGGTGTTTCCTTCTTTTTTAGTGACCAAGATCCATTTTGCATATCTTCCCAGATTAGTGTATCACCAAAATCCCACCCAACCTGCGCTAACAAGTCAGGTGGAAATGGCATAATAAGTTCACCAGTTGCTGGGTCTTCTTCTAAAGTAATACTCCAGTGTTTTTGTTCAGTCATACTTCCACCACTTTTAACTTAAAGTGATCCGCACGATCTTCGTAGTTGATGTAACCACGAGGATTGCAGACAATACGAGTAGAACCAATCATGTAGTCAAAGTCTTCATGAGTGTGTCCATGTGTCCAAAGTTTAATTCCTGGACGATCAATGATAAACTCAGTTAGATCAGAACTATATCCACCATTCATAACTTCTTCGTGTTTGTAACGAGGATGTGTAGATTGTTTGCTTGGAGCATGATGTCCACAAACGATGGTAGTCATCCATGGTGGAGTGTCTTCGTAGACAGTCTTGATATACTCAAGCATGTTCTTGTGATCTTCAACCGCATCTTCTGGAGAGAAAGTGGAAACATATTCTTTGAATTTGTATCCATCCTCAACCATGACATTCATATCGCCATCTTTCTTAGTAATGTAATTACCATCAGCGTCTTTCTTGTAAGTCATCATCTTGCGACTGACCATACGATTACTGTTCTTCACAGTACGGAAGTCATTCATCATACCAGCGATATGACGCATAGTCAATGAATCTTCTTGGTTCATATCAGTCCAAAGAGTACCACCGATAAAACGATAGTCAGTGCCATAGTCCCAAACTTCTTTGTCGAGGAAATGTACATTGTCTAGATTATTCGCTGCTAGCATCTCACGAATTTTATTCGTGCTCTCAGCAAAATCTCCATGGTAGTGCTCATGGTTACCCATGATGTAAACCACATGAGGAAACTCAGAAGAACAACGCTTGAAGAAGTCTACAAAGCGAGTGCTTCGACTACCTTCCATAAAGTTGTGTGGGTCTGGTTTACCAAGATCGCTTGCGACCATAATGTCACCACTGAGCACAAGTACATCTGCATGCTCAGTATTTTTCAAATCAATGTCACCAAACTCTAGATGTACATCCGAGCAAATTGCGATTTTAATAGTCATTTAATCACCTTCAGTATTTGTCAAGTGCAACCAACCAGTTGCGATAATCTTTTCTTCATTTGGAGCAACAATACCCCTATGTGTATGTGTCCAATCTGCTGGCCACAACACTGTTAAACCTTTTTCTGCCTTTAATGCAGTTGGACCACGGACTTCACGTTGATAAGCAAACTCAGTTCCACCACCTTCTTCTACATCATTTAGATATGTCATAAACACTAAATGTCTATTACAATTAGGTGGAGTGGCTCGATCTCTTTCGTGATGCCATACTTTAAATCCACCACCTGCTGGATACTTCTGTATGTTCATACCTTCAATTGGAAGAAGTCCGACTGTGTTTGCAGCTTTCCACTTTTCCATATACAGATCAACACAAGATTTTAATGCCTGTGTGTATTCCAGTGGCATCATTTCATCAATGGTCAGATGTAAATCTGTCGAGTGTTTAATTGAATGATCCACAACACCTGTCTTTGTTACTCCATCTTCCCATCGTGTTTGGAGAGAATCGTAAAGTTGAATTAACCCATCACAAATCATAGGGTCGATATACCACCCCATGATAAAAATGCTTTCTTTGTTTACAATATGTTCTCTCATAGGTATATTATACCTCAGATCTCAATTAAAGGCAAGGACTATTTACAGAAAATTTGGATAGATGCACGAATCGATCCAACACGAATAACTGGAGTGACACAGTGGTCTATTCCACCAGTTTGTACAACCATCATATTGAATTCTGGAATCAGCCCTTTAATTTGTTCGTTTTCTCTGTAAAGAAATAAACCACCATCATCTCGACCCCAAACATCATTTAGATAAATTGTAACTCCTGCTTCATAGTTTTGATCAGTGTGCCATGGGATATAAGAACCTCTTGTCCAGTAAAAGAACATCATCTTGGTTTCTTTAACTGTTGGGATTTCTTTCGTTTCTCTTAGCCTTTCCAATATTCTTTGATACAATTCAGAATCTTCTGGTATGTCGTTAATCAATACAGGAGAACTTTCTTGTACTAAGTCATATCCCCATCCATAATTAGTTCTAAGATTTTTACCACGAAACTGTTCCTGTGATTGTTTCACACATTCTTGAATCAAGTCTTTTGATAAGGCATTTTCAATTACTGTTATCACTGGGTTTTCTTTCTTTGTAGTACTTGAACAACTTCACACAGTGCGCAAATTGAATTGGATGATGATCTGGATTCGGCAGTTCACCGAACCACTCTAGCATTTCTTCATACATCTTAATTACTTCTTCGTTTGTCATGGAAGAATAATCTGTCCGTCGTTAACATGCTCGATGCCATTGACAATCATATCAGGCATGTCGTCAATCCAAACATCAATACGAATTTTATTTGCCCACATGTATGCACGCTTTCCTTGCATGGCAGTGAAGTAGCAGTTCTGACGACCAACCATCTGACCAATCGAACCAAGCACCTGCTCATCTTGAGTATTGGCACGTGCAGTGACGCAATAGACATTATGTCCATTCTTTAATGCGAGACCAATAAAGGCATCCCACATATAGGGATCCCTTGTATATGTATCATCAAAGTCTATCGCTATGTTCATTCTTAATCGCTTTCTTGTGTGCTTTTCTTTCCGACTTCCAGAAAATACGCTTCCAATCTTTTAGATGCTTCCACCATTGAGGACTCTTGGTAAGGTTTCCCTGTTTTACGTTCGCCATATAGTTCTCCTCCGTATGCTTCAAGAATTGTATTGATACAATAGATGTACTCACGATTTTTGGGTAGATCTTCTGGATGGAGCCATGCACCATTTACGACATGGTTATCAATCTCATTCTGAAGATAATCCCTCCACTCAGTCAAATCTAGCCGAGTGATGCGTTGTGCTGTTTCAATGTCAATACCTATCATCTTGATACCCTCACTTCTGCTGTGGGATTATCCCAACATGCGTTACGATACTCATACACAAAGTTCACTAATCCATCATAAGAACCCCAACCATTCTCAGGGTTAAACTTTTTAAACTTTTCTGGATCTGATAGAAGAATGTTAAAACCCTCATCCAAATAATCGGCTAGGCAAGAAGCATGGGTAATGCCAACTTCTTCTGGACGCCACAGTACCTGATACAGTGTCAATCCACTCTCCAGTTCTACCTCAGAAGCCATCTTACCAAGATTATGAGTAATATTCTGACTGTGGACAGAAACAGGCTGTGACACCATTAGATCAACATCAAGACTCATCTTTTGTACCTTCTAACTTCTGCATCAACTCAGCCAATTCTTTATTGTATTCTTCACCATCCTTGGGATCGTAGTCTTCCGCATAGTACTTCATATACTGAATTGCTTCGATGGCTTCTTCCTCTGTGCACTCATACACAGACTTTAGAAACTCAGGAATCTTATCTTCCTGTTCTAGCATGTAAGCGACTTCATCATAGGTAAAGTCAATGATGTGATCCATGTCATACCATAGTGAAAGGTTTCCATTCACATTATAGAATGAATACCATGAAGAATTAGACCATCGAGAGTAACTCATTTTAAATCCTTGTTCCAGTAGTCATCGGTCTTATTAAACCAAGACTCTTGTGCACTTCCAGTTTTATCTTTAAATTCATAGTTGATCTCTGCCCACTGATCTTCAGTGAAGGTATGAGATCCATCGCACTTACCAGTAGGTGAACGACCACACCAGCATCGAGCCATATCATCGGCACTTTGTAGTTTTACTTCACTCATGGGTGTCCTTCTTCTATCTGCATCTGCCAGTGAGTGTGCAGTTCTTTATATGCTCTGATTACCTCTTCGGGGAGGCGATTACCCTTTTGTAGTTCGTCGTGAATTGCAACTCCAAGTGCTCGAGCAAGTCGAACCTCTTTAAGTGTTCCAATTTTAGTAACTTCAAAATCTTCCATAATTATCTCCTATTTTTCTTTAGATGTCAAGTAAGGGATTTTACCGAACCATGTACCACTACCGTAGATTCCATACTTATTCAGGAATAGAGTAATCACTATACCCAATGCCTGCACTGCAAGTATGAAAAGAATTATGCTCATGCCACACCAAGTGTCTTCATTGCAGCAATAATTCGCTCATGGCACATACGTGCAGCCTGTAGCGGAGTGGGTTGATCGAAATCACTTGCCACATCGAATTGCGTACCCTTAGTGTTTGTATTCATTT